GAATATTGCGCTAGAAGTGCAGGTCAGATGAAGAAGTTTCCAAAAGCAGCAAAAGATCCGAACAGTCGGTTACGACAAGCAAGAAGAAGATGGAGGTGTTAATGACAATATCTCGCGCACAAATGGGTAAGCAGATCAAAAACCCACCAAACAAAATGTCTAAACTTTCCCAGAAGAGGAAGAAAAAGGCAGAGAAAGAGAGAAAAAAGAAGGATGGCGTATTTACAAAGTAATGTACCGTATTTTAAAGCATGGGTAAGACGAGAGTACACGAAGAATTTTATAGAGTATCAAGGAGAATTTTTACACGTAATGGTTATAGCTGTAACAACAATGCCGAACCGAAGTTTAAGTTTTCAAGTAATATTTACTGGGTGCGAGACTGACGACACGGATGAGCCAAACGTACATGGTGGAGCCATGTGGGCTAGAATGCCTATAACAGCGTTGGTTGCTGATACTAGTTATGAAGAATGGCCTACAGAGATGCCACCGTATATAGCACAACCGTGGGATTGTATGTCTCACGATCATTCAGTTTATGTATTGAATAGAGCTACACCTGCTCCTTGGATAGCCAAGGTAGACGGGGAGTTCTATCCTGCGAAATACTATTTCACTGTGGACTATACAAACAGTGAAGTAGCAGACGATCCTGCCCAACACAAACAGAGTCATGTTCTTGAACTGTTAGATGCAGGAGAGTATACAGGTAACATAGTAGCGTTACCTAACAATCGGGTTCGGGTTACGCACCCTGCGTGGTTTGAGGTGGGCGAAGGCGCACCAGACTTTAGACCAAATCAATATACTTTTCATTCTAAACAGAACCATGAATACGTTTCGGATACCCAACGTGTTTTTAATAATTTATATAAAGAGGAGCAAGAAGATGATTAAAAAGAAGAAGATGATGGCTAACGGTAAAATGGTCAAGAAGAAGATGATGGCTAACGGTAAACTTGTCGGAGGTCAGGCTAAACTAGATAAAAATAACGATGGAAAGATATCTGGTGAAGATTTTAAGATGATGTACGGTGGTGGCATGACCAAGAAGAAGATGATGGCAGGTGGTGGTGTCAAGAAGAAGATGATGGCTGCTGGCGGTAAAGCCAAGAATATGGCAAAAGGCGGTAAAAAGAAGTCTAAAGCCAAAGTAAGAGGCGCAGGAAAAGCTATCAAAGGTGTAAGACCAGCAAAGATGAGGTAGAGACATGATGCGTAGATACTATAAAAAAGGGGGCAAAATATGCCCATCAGGTAAAGCTTGGGCTAAACGTACATTTGATACGTACCCAAGCGCCTACGCTAACATGGCTGCTTCTAAGTATTGTAAAGATCCAAGCTATGCTAAAGGTAGTAAAAGAAAGAAGAAGTAATGGGCGCTTTAAAAGACTGGGTAAAACAGGACTGGGTTCGTATCGGTACTGATGGTAAAATAAAAGGTAAGTGCGGTACATCTAAGGATAAAAAGAACCCAGATAGGTGTCTACCACGTAGTAAAGCTAGCAGTCTTAGTCAGTCTCAACGAGCCACCACAGCTAAGAAAAAGAAGCGTGAAGGCGCAAAAGGTAAAACTGTGGTAAAAAATACTAAACCTGCTACAGTAAAATTACGAACTGGCGGACTTGCAAGGAGAAGAAGACATGGCTAAGACAGAAGAAGAATTAAGAGAAAAGTATTTTGATGATGACGCACTCCAGAATACTATAAGCCTACAACAATTTTTTATACAGCAGGGGCGACCCGACTTAGCCGAACCTGAGAAAAAGAAAAAAGGGGGGGCTATTAAGCTAAAAGGTGGTGGACTTGCTCGACGTAAAAGAAGTGTAGCACGAGGATGTGGCGCTATAATGGAAAACAGACGAAAGAAAACGCAGTATATTTAGGAGGTAGTATGGAACTTATACAGAATGGTACGTTTGCGACAGGGGAACCTGTGTACCAAATAGCAGAGAAGAATAGTGACGGTACATATAATACCGTTGTACCTGACCCGATGACAAAAGAAGAAGCGGAAGCTAGGTTAAAGTCCATGGGAGGTACAGTGGTGTCTGAGGATGCGCCTAGCTACGAATCTATGTCCAAAACCGAGTTAGAGTCAATGATGAGAGATCATGGTGTAGAGTTGGACAGACGAAAATCTAAAAGCGCTCTTCTAAAAGAAGTTGATGAATATTTTAAATCGGTCTTACATACACCTAGTAAGGAATAATAATGGCAACATCGGGTACAACAGCCTTTGACATGGACTTTACGGAGATCGCTGAAGAAGCGTGGGAACGTGCAGGACGTGAAATGCGTTCGGGGTATGATTTAAGAACTGCTCGTAGGTCTATGAATTTATTGACTATTGAGTGGCAAAACCGAGGTATAAATCTGTGGACAATAGACAGTAGCACTCAAACACTCACAGCAGGAACATCTCAATATACTCTACCTGCGGATACTATAGATTTGTTAGACCAAGTTATACGTACTAATGCAGGTAATAGTTCTACACAATCAGATCTTACCATAAGTCGTATTGGTGTGACTACCTACGCTTCTATCCCTAATAAGTTAACACAAGGTAGACCTATACAGGTGTGGATAGAACGATTACGCGATGCCCCACGTATAAACCTATGGCCCGTACCTGACAGTTCTACTACTTACACGTTTGTGTATTGGCGTTTACGTCGAGTAGAGGACGCAGGTAACGGGGTAGAGACAGCTGATATGAACTTTAGATTTTTACCTTGTCTGGTAGCAGGGCTTGCTTATAATATAGCCATGAAGACACCTGAGTTAGCTCCAAGGATAACCATGTTAAAAGCAGATTATGAAGAACAGTACAATTTAGCCGCAGGTGAAGATAGAGAAAAAATTTCTGAACGGTTTATACCACGGGTAGGGAGGATCTAGTGGCAGGTCCTTTCGCATCATCTAGAAAAGTAATAGCAGAATGTGATATTTGTGGGTTCCGTTACAAACTTAGAGAGCTAAAGAATATAATTACCAGGGGTCGAGACACCAATATAAAAGCGTGTCCAGACTGTTTTAGTCCAGATCACCCACAGAATAAACAAGGGTTATACCCTGTCAGAGATCCACAAGCTGTACGTGACCCTAGACCTGATTTTGTAGGCTACGATCAAAGTAGAAATTATCAGTGGGGTTGGAATCCTGTAGGTAATGGTAAAAATAATTATGGTTTGCAGCCAAATAATTTAGAGGCTACAAGTGCAATAGGAACAGTAACGGTGACTACATGAACTACGCATCCTTAAAAACAAATATAAATGACATCTGCGAAACTACTTTTACAGACGATCAATTAGCTATGTTTACTCAACAAGCCGAGCAGAAGATATACAATACTGTGCAGATACCTGCATTACGTAAAAACGTTACAGCGGCTACAACATCAAGTAACAAGTATTTAGCTTTACCTTCAGATTTTTTATACTCATATAGTATGTCTATTTATACATCGGCAGCGAATGTACATAGTTTTTTACTATATAAAGACGTAAACTTCATGCGAGAAGCATACCCTAATCCTTCTACTACAGGTACACCGAAGCATTACTCACAATGGTCTGATGGGTTTTTTATATTAGGACCGACCCCAGACGCAGCTTATAATGTAGAATTACACTATGGTTATTATCCAACATCTATAGTAACAGCAAGCACTACATTCTTGGGAGATGATTTTGATTCTGCTCTCTTAAACGGAGCATTGATAGAGGCTATTAGATTCCAAAAACAAGAACCAGATGTTATACAAAATTACGAAAAACTGTATTTACAATCAATTACGTTGCTAAAGAACGCATATGAAGGTAGAAATACTACAGATACCTATAGATCTGGTACTTACAAAGTAGAGGCTAGTTAATGTTAACAAACGCAATAAAAATGGGCGAAAACTTTAATGTAGATGTTGTAACTACCGACAACAGAGGTTTAACGCCTGAAGAAATAACAGCCGCGTGTTTAGATAAAATTATATCCGTAAGTGATACAGCACCTTCTGCTATAAGAGATCAGGCACAGGCATTTCGTGGTCATCTAGAGCTTGTTATATTAGAGTACATGAAACAAGCTATTCAACACGATAGGGTAACAATATACAACGCAATAAAAGACGCAGGGTATGATAAACTCGCAGAACACATAAGGAGGATATAATGGCTTTTTCGGGCAACGCACTATGCAATTCATTTAAGCAAGAGTTGTTAGAAGGGGTGCATAATTTTAAAAGTGATGGAAATAGTTTTAAGTTTGCTATGTTTACAAACTCCCAAGCAGGGAATGATAGTTTAGGGGGAAGTAGCAGCACTATGGATGCTACAGTCACAGCCTACAGCAGTTCGGCTTCTAATGAAGTATCCTCTAGCGGTTATACAGCAGGGGGTGGTGCGTTAACTAATGTCGCTCCTTCGTTAAAATCTACCTCGACAGCCACAACACAGTTTGCAACTTTAACATTTTCTGGTGTTACTTTAACTGCAAGGGGGGCGTTGATATATAATGATACAAACAGTGACAAAGCAGTATGTGTTTTAGACTTCGGAGCAGACAAGTCAGCATCAAGTGGATCGTTTCAGATAAACTTTCCTACTAATGACGCAAGTAACGCACTAATAAGGATAGCCTAATGGCTTTTAAAATAGAAGATAGAGTAAAAGAGACGACTATAACAACAGGGACAGGGACACTTACCCTTGCCGCTGCTGTAACTAATTTTGAAAGATTTTCTGCTAATTTATCTAATTCAGACACTACCTACTATGCGATTGTGGATAGCACTAATAATGCGTTTGAAGTTGGGCTTGGTACATATTCTTCTAACACGTTAGCAAGAACAACAGTCATAGCTAGCTCAAACAGTAATAGTGCTGTGAATCTTGGCGTAGGTACTAAAGAAGTGTTTATCACAGTTCCTGCTAGTAAGTTTGTTGTTGAAGACGCTAGTGATAATGTTGCTATAGGAGGCACAGTTACAGCCTCTGCCTTTAGTGGCAGTGGTGCAAGCCTTACAGGTGTTGATGTAGTAAACGACACAAGTCCTCAGTTGGGTGGCAATTTGGATTTGAATGGCAATGATATTGTTACCACATCAAATGCAGACCTAGAATTAGCTCCAAATGGAACAGGTCATGTTACTGTAAAAGGTAATACCAACCAGGGAGCTATACAATTTAACTGTGAGAATAATAGTCATGGTCAAATATTAAAAGCCGCCCCACACTCAGAAGCCGCTTCAAACACACTAACTTTGCCAAGCACTGGGGGTGATGTTAATCTAGTTTCAACAGCATCGACTGCTACGCTTACAAACAAAACCTTTGGAGATAATGTAAGTTTTGGTGACAACAATATCACAAACGTAGGTGATATAGCTGTAGACTCTATAAGCCCAGATGCAACGGATATAAATATTGCAGTATCGGATAATTCAGCAACAGCGTTTACAATTAAGCAAAGCACAAATAACTATCTTGTTATAGACACTGGAGATGGGGGTGAGTCTGTAGCGGTAGGCACAGGCGTATCAGGAACGGCTATATCTATAGGGCATACAACATCAGAAACAACTGTTAACGATAATCTTACAGTAACAGGTAATTTGACAGTAAGTGGTACAACCACAACAGTAGACAGTACAACCATAAACATCCAGAACGCTTTCGTGTTTGAGGGAGCTACCCCTGACGCACACGAGACAACACTTACAACGGTTGATCCTACAGCCGACAGAACAATTAGTTTACCAAACCAGTCAGGTACTTTACCTGTTCTTGCAGCAGCGAGTACCACACAGATTACATCCACACCAGAGGAGTTAAACCTACTTGATGGGGTATCAGGATTAGTGCAGGCTGATTTTACTAAACTTGCTGCGGTTGATGCTACGGCATCAGAGTTAAATTTATTAGATGGTGGAACCTCTGTAGGTGGCTCAATAACAATAGCGGATAGTGATGGTATCATTGTAAACGATGGTGGCACGATGAAATCTGTTCCCGCTTCTGATATTAAGACATACGCAGGGGCAGGTTTTGCTACAACAGACGATGCAACAGCTTTGGCAATAGCGTTAGGATAAAGGAGAATAAACATGGCAAATGACGCAACTACAA